CTCAAGCCGGTCTCGGAGACGATGGTGCAAATCTAACTTATGAGACAGCAGCTCCCATTAGTGATTTTAACGCTGGTAATGTCCCCTTCAATGCTCTTGACGACGATATAGTATATTTATGCGGAGTAATAACAACGGCTGTAACCGTTCCTGATGGTGGAGCAGACTCAAGCCACAGGGTAACTGTTTTGGGAAACCACGCCACGTACCCCTGCACTTTATCGGCGATGGCTACCGGAATAACTATCAATGCGAAAAACTATGTTACCGTAACTGGATTCACTATTGACAGCACGACTGTCTCGGCAGTTACAGTAAACAATAGTTCATTAGGGGCAATTCTAAATAATATTGCTATCACCACTTCATGTGAAGATGGTCTACAAATCTCCCATAATTCTACATCAGTAACTGTCAACACAATGTCAATTACTGGGGATTTTCAAAACGCTCTAAGACTTGGACTCGCAGCGGCTCACACTTTTACGGCAACCTTGAACAACATTACTATTAATGGGACAGGTGGAGTAACTGCCGATTCCTTTGTATTGACTCAAAGCGCAGCCGGTTCAACTGTTACCATAAACACAATGACGGTTTCTAACCTATTTGCTACCTCTCAAACCGCTAATATGGCTAATGCAAATGGGACGTTGACCTTTAATGGGTTAAATATTACTGGATTAAATACTGATGGCTGCTTGCTTTTTAAATGTTCAGCAGGAACTACTAATTATATTTATGACTCCACATTTACAGCCAGTGGCGACTCGGCTCTGGGGCTTATTGCCGGAGCATTAAAAGTTAGTCGGAGCAAATTTTATAGTTGTGTGGACAATTTTATAGATTTAACCGCTGCGGCGACATACAACATTGATAACTGTCTATTTTATGCTATGCCAAGCGCAAAAGCTGGGATAAAGCTTGGTACTGCCGCCGTTGTTGGTAATATTACCAACTGTACCTTTGATGACACTACGGCAGGGGTAGCCGGAGATGGGTATGGAATAAGCATAGCTAATGCCGCCTGTATAGGTTATGTTTGGAACTCTAATTTTACCGGATTGACAAAAGCCCTCATCCAGTCTGCGGGGGCAAGTTCCTTCTATAATAATTGCGTTAATAACTGTACCGCGGGAGTGGTTGCAGCGGGAGGTTCACTTTATCTTTACAGTACTCCCCTTACGGACAGTCCGGCTTATACCTCACTGGCTACTAACGATTATACCCTTACGGCAACGTCTCCCTATAAAGACAGTGGTCTGCCAAACTATTACATTCAAACCAACCCAACTGACCTGGCTTTGACAGCTATGCCAAAGGGAGGTGGTTATCCTATTGGGTGTTATGAGTATAACGAGTCAGGAAACATTTATGGGACTATTAATTAGCTATGGAAAAGATAACTCCTAATTTTTATAGAGAAGAATTTACTTGTAGATGTGGCTGTGGACTAATGGCTATTAATCCCGCTATCGTTCAGCGTTTGCAAGTTATCAGAGATATAGTAGACCTCCCTGTACTTATTCTTAGTGGGTATCGCTGTAAGAAACATAACGATGAGATAAGAGGAGCTAAGGGATCTCAGCATATGTTAGGAAATGCTATTGATTTTAGAATTGAGGAGTATTCTATGAGACATCTCGCTATAATGCTGACGAGTTGGAGTGGAGGTTTTCATTTCTACCAGGCTGAAGACTTTATTCATATAGATGTTGGACCTGAGAGAAGATGGTAAGATGCTTAGCTATCCAGAAGCTGTAACAATAATAGGGGTCTGTTGGTCTATTGGATGGACTATTACTAGAGGTAAAACTCATCCTCGTTGTAGTGATCATAGTATTGTTGCCTCTGATCTAGCAAGTATAAAAGGATGTATGATTAAGATGGCTGTTTATGTGTCAGATAAATCAACTATTGAAGGAAGGAACCTGGAGAGTGAAATTATTACAGCTATGATGAAAAATCGTGGAGGATGTTCTAATGGATGACTTTATTTCTATCTTGAAAGTGGTAGAAAATCTCGCTGTTCTTTTTGGGCCTACACTAACAGCAGTTATCGTGATTTTCTTTATATACACTAGACATTTTAAAAGAGGAAATATTCTTGTAATAAAAAGGGAATAATAAAAAACAAGGTAGAGAACGAGAAAGAAGACAAAGAAAGACTCGGTATGCTTCCTCATTGTGATGAAAGATTACAGTTTTGTTTAGATAAGTTTAAGGTAATAGAGAGTAAGGTGGCTAAGGGAGATAAGAAATCTGAAGAGTTAGAAAAGCTAGCTCGTGAAACTCATACCAATGTAGCAATTCTTCTTGAGCGTACAGAAATTTTAAAATTAGCACAAAGAAGGGAGTCAACATGAAAAAGTTATTAGTCCTTTGCTTAATTTTCCTGTTTGGTAGTTGTACTTCTGGAACTATAGTGTCTCCCAGTGGAACTAAAGTAGAGTTTAGTCGGCCTATCTTTGCTAACCTAAATATCTCGTGGACAGAAAGTACTGGAGTAGTTAGTACTGGCTCTTCAGTTCAACTTGATCAGATAATGGCATTAGCAATTCAGGGTTATGCTAAATATGTGAGTGGAGGTGTAATGTCTACTCCACCTGTTCCTACTTCTCAGCCAACTATAGGTCCTTTAATTACTGGAGGTACTGAATGAGCGAGGATAGGTTTTTAACTGCTAGAGAGATCCTATGTATTCCTGAGAAGGACTTGCCTCTTATAGTTCTCTCAAGAAACTACTACTCTCACTTTGCTACTGAAATAGGGCAAACTACTAAATCCTTATGGAATCACTTTATGTGGATGATTCATCCTGGGAAGTTTGCAACTCAAGACTGGATATTTCATGAGGTTCCAGTTGTAGACTATTTAGATGGAAGTTATAATCTTAAGTTCTGGACATGTAGTATATGGAATAGTGTAAGAAGATTACTTCTTATTAGGACTATCGAGGACTATTTGAAGTTACCTTGGTATAGACGTCAATATGATGTTCTTCAGATTTTGGGTATAAAACTACATATCAGAAAACTTCAGTTACCATTCTGGAAAATATGTAGTGATTGGGCTGATGAGATTGGAGTAGTAGACCCGAGATTTATAGGGCATCATATGACTCCAGGAGAAGTCAATGAGTGGTGCAAGAAAACTGGGGATTATGTAGTATATGGAAAACACGTACCAAACGACTGAACCTATGGTAAAAATTTTACCACAGGTTGAAGGTGATCTCACTCAAAGAACTAAAAGTATCTTACATAATTGTTATATAGATACTAAGTTCATGTGTAAAGCTATTTTTCCTGAGATCTTTTCAGCTCCTTTCTCTATGCTTCATGATAAGATATTTGAGACCATATCTAATTCCAACAGCAAAAAAGCTATAGCTGCTCCACGTGGATTAGGAAAGACTTCTATTGCACGTACTATAGCTAATAAAGGAATACTATTTAGAGACTATCATTTTATAGTCTATCTCTCAAACAGTGCTACTCTAGCTGAAATGCAAACTGAGAATATGAAACGTACACTATTAACTAATAAAACCGTAAGGTCTCTATTTGGCAGTATTAAGATCAGTGATGTGGGTGAAGTAGACGACACATTTAGTAAACTTGCGTGGGTAGCCTTTGGTACTACTTTTGTTCTCCCTCGTGGTATGGGTCAGCAGATTCGTGGATTGAACTGGGCAAACTATCGTCCAGATCTAATCATCATTGATGATCTAGAAAATAAAGAAGATCTACGAAATGAGGATCTACGTCAGAAACAAAAGGAGTGGTTTTTCTCTGACGTAATGAAAACTGAAGATATGTATGGGAAACCTCCTACTATTATCTATATTGATACTATTAAACATGAGGACTCATTACTCCAACTTCTTCTTGATTCTCCTGAGTGGTCATCTATTCGTCTTTCTATCTGCAATGAGAACTATGAATCTTATGATGTAAACTATATGACTACTACACAAATAAAGGAAGAAGTAGAAGAACATCGTAGGAAAGGTCTAATGGATCTCTTCTATATGGAGCGTATGAATCTTCCTATATCCATTGAGGATGCGGTTTTTAAGGAGGAGTATTTTCACTATTTTGAAGATTATGGAGACGAACTAGTTGTTAAGTCAGTAACTGAGACTGGAGTTATTGTAGACGAAAAAATCCCTACCTCTCGCCTACTCCATGTTACTATTTGTGATCCAGCTAAAACTGTCCAACTTCACTCTGCTGAGAGTGCAGTTTTGACAATAGCAGTTGATAGAGAATCTCACAAAATCTTCGTTCGGGCAATAGAATCTAGGCGGGTTAGACCTGATGCCCTCTACAACATGATGTTTGGGCAACTATTACGATATAAAAGTATGATATTGGGAGTTGAAGTAACTTCTCTTCACCAGTTCATCTCTCAACCTATTGAGAATGAAATGAGAGTTCGTAACGTTCACCCTACATATATTGAACTTCAGGCTATTGGGAAGAAAGAAGGAAGAATAGCTAATCTTGCTCCTCTATATAAACTCGGCTATATGTATCATAATAAGAACAACTGTGGGCCTCTTGAGACTCAACTTCGTTCCTTTCCTCGTTCCAAGTTGTGGGACGTGATGGATGCAGCTGCTTATATTAACAAGATAATGGATGAGTTGGCTTACTACTTCGACCCTCCTGATATGGGGGAAGACCCTGAAAAAGAATATGAAGAACTGGATTTCGAAAAACCCTATGAGAATTGGAGGATAATCTAAATGCAGATACTGCAAGGACAACTTAATTTTGGTTCTACAGATCTTCTAAATAAGGATCTGGGATATACCTATCCTTATGGTTTAGATCTTAGACCTGGTTCTCCTACTCATGTTAGACTTAAAGAGGAGATACTATTTCGGGCTCGTGAGTCTCATAATCTTATCTCCAACCGTACTAGTTCTTGGAATGAGATAGAACGAGTTATAACTGCGTATATTGAGTTAGACGATAAGGAAAGTAAACTTAAGACTGAAGATAGTCGCAAACCAGTGTCAATAGTGTTTCCTTACAGCTTCGTTATAATGGAGACTATTCTTACTTATCTAGTTATGGCTTTCCTTAATGATCCTATTCTAAAGTACGAGGGAGTTTCTCCAGAGGATACGGTAGGTACTATGTTATTGGAGAAGGTTATTAGGCATCAAACTTATCGCTCCAAGATGGGTCTTGCTCTTCATACATTTCTTAGAGATTCTCTGGTTTATGGGGTAGGAGCTGGAGCCCCTGTATGGGTTAAGAATATGGGGTACAGACCATATAGAAACTTATATGGAGGTAGGGATTTTAGGGAGACTGTTATATATGAGGGGAATAAACTTAATAACATAGACCCCTATTTTTACCTCCCTGATCCTTCTGTTCCAGTACAGCGAATTCAAGATGGGGAGTTTGTAGGATGGGTGGAACCCACTACACGCATTGATCTAATGAAACGTGAATCTACCAGTAATGGTACTATGTTTAACGTTAAGTATCTAAAGGATTCTACCTTACAGGGTAGCTCAATATTCAAAGATAAAATGTCAGATCGTAATAAGAAAACAGGAACTGACTCTTACACTACTCTCGATGTAACTATTCACAACTCTGTTGATGTTATCTGGATGTATGTAGATCTTATCCCTAAAGAGTGGAGACTTGGGACTGTGGAACAACCAGAGAAGTGGTTATTTGCCCTAGCTAATGATGAGATTATTATTCAAGCTAAGAAACTTGGTCTAACTCATAATATGTTCCCTATTATCACTGCAGCTCCTGATTTTGATGGCTACTCAGTACTTCCACTTGCTCGTACTGAGATTCTTTACGGTATGCAGGAGGTACTAAACTTTCTTTTTAACTCTCATATCACTAATGTCCGTAAAGCTATTAATGATATGTTTGTAGTTGATCCCTATCAGGTCAACATGGCTGATTTTAAAGACCCTGGACCTGGCAAGTTTGTTCGTCTACGTCGGCCTGCATGGGGAAAAGGGGTAAAGGATGTAGTTCAACAACTCAATGTTACGGATATTACTCGTGCTAATATCCAGGATTCCTCCTTTATCCTAGAGTGGATGCAGAGAATAGGTGCTGTAGATGAAAGTTTGATGGGAATTCTACGTCAAGGAGGTCCTGAGAGACTAACAAAAGGGGAATTTCAGGGTACACGTTCATCTGCTATCTCTCGTGTTGAGCGACTTGCACGTATTATTAGTATGCAAGCCTTCCATGATCTAGGATATATGATGGCTGAGCACACTAAGCAACTAATGAGTGAAGAGACTTATGTAGATATTACAGGAAGATGGCAAGAAGAATTAGCTCAGATGTTTGGGAACGATAAAAGGGCTAAGGTAACTCCATTTGATATAATGACTAATTATGATGTTACTATTAGTGATGGTAGTTTACCTAATGGACCTACAGAATTATGGTCTCAGATAGCTAAAATACTAACAGAAAACCCTGGAGTTGGACAGCAGTTTGATATGGTACGAATATATGAGTATATCTTTACGTTGGGAGGAGCTAAAAATGTCTCAGATTTTAGGGTAAAACCTAAGGTTCTTCCTGATGAGCAAGTTATGGAGCAGGCTAATAGGGGAAATATAGTTCCTCTACCTCAGCGAGGTGTTCCTGCTCCTGAAACTATGGGAGGTATGTATGAGTGATAGGGAATATATCAGTTCTGCTACTGCTTTTAGAGAATTTCTTGAGGGATCGGTGTGGAGAGATATCTCGCATGAACTTGAGATGTGGATAGAAGATATACGTAGCTCCTTAGAAAGTAAGGAAAGAACTCCTGACTTTGAGACACTTAAAAATTTACAAGGTAGTGCTGAGGCAGTAAGAAAGTTCTTACTAATGCCTCAAATAATTTTAGATAATATTATTGAAGATAATGAAAGAAAGGAGAAATAGTATGCCAGATGATATAACTAAAGAAATAGACGATCTCATTGGTAGCCTTACCCCTGAGCCATCGTCAGTTGAGAACCTTAGTAAGGAGTCTCCTAAGGTTGAAGTTGAGACTCCAAAGGTAGAGGAGCCTGTTGTAACTTCTCTAGTCGAAACTCCTAAACTAGATGATAAGGAAGGAGCGCCGTCTCCTAAACCTGCTGAAGGCGAACCCGCAACTCCATTACCGACTCCTGCCCCTAAAGTAGTTACTGAGGGTGGAGAGACTGAGGAGGAGTTAAGAGAACGCATAAAGCTGTTATTAGGACATATTGAGAGTCTTACTCCAGTATATTCTACCTCACCTCCTTCTCCCTTACAAGTTTCTAAGTCTGAGGAGAAAAAGGGAGTTGAAGTGCCTACTCCAACTCCAACCATAGTAATAGAGCCAGAGAAAGATACTATGATAGACTTCTTAGGTGATATTTCTATTGATGATATTATAGATAGTAAAGATTTGATGAATAAACTACTAAACCAGGTCTATCAATCTGCTAAACTTTTTGCCAAGGAAGAGGCAGCTAAAACTGTCTTATCTACTATCCCAGAACTTGTAAGTACTAAAGTAAGAGAGGTGAGAGATTCTGAAACTGTAGCTAACGATTTCTTCAAAGCCAATGAGGACTTATTATTCGTAAGAAAAACAGTCTCTCATGTAGCAGCTCAGGTTCACGCAGAGAAACCTGATCTAACCGTTGACAAGGTTCTTGATGAAGCTGCTGAAAGAACTCGTAAGCTGTTAGGTATTAAGAAAATTGTGAAGAACAAAGATCAAAAGTTTGATGATCCTGCGTTTGTAGATAGTTCCACTTCTAAAAAGAAATCTGGAATTATTGAAGGACTGCAGAAAGAAATTGATGATATTCTTACCCATTAGGAGGTATCAAAATGAGTCTTGAAACAGGAAAAAGTGTACTCGATCTTTTAAAGATTGGGGATGAGAGAGCCAGTGGTGCTCTTACTAAAAGTGGAAAGACTATCTTTCTGGTTGACGCTGACACGGCATATGAGATGAAGGTTAGTGATCAGATGGTCTTTATTGACTTGGCAGCTGCTACAGCTTTCACTATGACACTTCCGTCAGTTAGGGAAGCTGCAGGCAAGATTTATGCTATTACACCTACATTTGCTGCTGGGTCAGTTACTATTGCTGACAAAGGTGGGGA